GGTCGTTGTAGGTCAGCGTGAAGCTGTCCACCTCGACGAGCGTCTCGCCGGTTCCGATCGCGCTGCCGTCCGTGTTCGTCAGTGACGACAGGGCGTAGTATTCCTGGCTCGCCACCGTCGTCAGCAAGTAACGCTTTTCATTAAAATGGAACCGCGTCGGCGCCCAGATCGCGATTGCGGATAGCACCGCGTTCGCGATCTGAGCCGAGAGATCATCGCGGACTATTTCATCCGCGATGCGCGTTTTCATGGTCCCGAACGTGGACATCAGGCGTAGAGAGCCGGGTTCGGGATGTACTCGACCCAGACGAAGCCGGCGCCGGTCGTTGCCGCCGTGCCGGACATCGCGAGGGTCGCGATGATGGTCGTATCGCTGGCGCAATAAGCGTCGTTGCTCGTCGCCATTTCATCGACCACGATCACGCCGACCGTTCCCAACGCGAGATCGGTGGCGAACCCGTCGTCATCAGCGGAGGTGCCGATGTCGAGCAGGTTCGTTGATGCGGCGTTGAACACGGTGGTGACGCACACGCCACCGCGAAGCACCAGCGAACCAGCCGGGACGACGCCGAGCGTGTAGACCTTGCCGGTCAAGTCCGAGAATGCGATCGGTGCACGCAGATAGTGCACCGCATTCATGCGGAGATCAGTTGCAGGAGTAGCCATTGGATGTGATCCCCTCTCTTAGTGCGCGACGGCGTAGGTGCTGACGGTGATCGTGCCGAAGTCCACCGAATTGTAGATGGACTTCTTCAGACCGCCGATGCAGCCAGCCTCGACGCCGAGCTGGTTGCCGTAGTCGAACAGCTCTTCGTTCCACGAGTACTCCTTGAAGGAATGCCCCTGTCCGAAGCCGCAGACGCCGGCCTGGGCGCCGCACAGAACCGCGCGGCGCGTGCTCGTCTGAGCAGCGCCCGTGGTCGAGTGCACGCCCTGCGTGACGCGGATGGCCTCGTGCAGAACAACGCCGTTGTAAACGCCGAGGGCGCCGGTGAAGATCGGGTTCTCGCCAACCTTGCCGCCTGACATCGCCGCCTTCTGGATGTCCAACCACTGGCCCGTGCTCGTACTCGTGCGCAGGTCCGTGACCTGATACGGGTGCAGGAACATGGCGTAGTATTTGCCGCCGTTGATGTTGATCGGACGGATCAGCGGTGTTGCGACCTTGGCCGCCTCTACCGCCTTGTCGATCAGGCTCAACGTCATGACCTTCGTGTTGTCGGCGTTGACGGTCTCGTCAGCTGAGCCGGTGGCGAAGATCTTCCGGCCGGCAGACGGTGCCGTCACGGTGTTGTTGCCGGTGTAGCGGGTATCGCTCTGCGGGGTGTAGCCGCAGATCTGGTTGAAGAACCACGTATCCCACCGATCGGCCCACCAGTCCCGAAGACCGCTCATCGCCTCCTCACGTACCGAGAACGGCACGCGCTGTTGGCTCATCTTGCCGGCGCTGCGAACAGCGTGGCGAAGCTGATTGATGACAAAGTCGTCGGTGTAGGTCGTCAGCGCCTCTTCGTTGCCTTCCAAGGTGTTGTCGCCCTGGATACCGTCGCCGGTGAGCTGCATGCGGAGCGTGACGCGAACCCGGTCGCCTGGACCTTTCTTCGTGTCGTTGCGGATCTGGATGACGGAGCTGTCATCCTCGCCCATGAACTTCTGGATGTAGGTCGCCTTCAAGGCTTCGTGAGCGAGCTTGCGCGACCACAGCTTGACCGCCTCGTTGGCGTTCACGCCATAGTTAGTTACTGCCATCTCGTGGCATCCTTTCTGTGTGGCTTGTTGGGGTTAGTGCGCGGTGCTCTGCTCTTGACGCCGGCAGGCTGGCAGCATCGATTGGACGGCTCGATGGGGCCGAAAGTCTCAAAACGCGGTAGGCAACATGAGTATCGGGTTAGACGGCCCCGATCAGCCGAGCAATCCTGCATTCTTCATGCGCTTGAATTCCTTGTCGGCCTTGTCCGGGTCGTCAAGGTAGAGCTGGGCGAGGTCGTCGGCCGTCATCACGTTCGACGTGCCGCCGACACCACCGGAAAGCGATTTGGACGCCGCCATGCCGGCCTTGGTTGCCGTAATCGGCGTGGCCTGAGCGGTCGCCTTGCGCGAGATCTGAGGCACGGCGGGAGCCGCTGCCTTGTAGCCGCGCTGATGAGCGATCTTGTAGTAGAGTTCGGCCGGTGACATCTGCATCTGCAGGGCTTGCCGCGCGATCGTGATCCGGTCGTTGTTGAGCACTGCAGCGCGCATGGCGGCCGGCGACTCGTATCCAGACTGTTCGGCGTAGGCTTGCGCCGTGTCCGGGATCATCAGCTCGAGTTCGCGGACGCGGGATTCCTCGAGGAACGTGACGGCCGGGTCGTAGTCGGGATTGGCCGAGCGCATTTCCTGCTCGGAGCGCTGTACCTCGCCCCAGAAGCGCTGCTCGTGCTGAGCGCGCTGGAATTGCTCGACGGTCTGCTGTGATCCCTGCGTGAGGCGTTGGATTTCAGCCTTGGCCGATGCCAGTTCGTGCTGAAAATAGCCGATCGGGTCTTCCTCGATCGTCGGAACCTTGGGCGCGGCTTCCTGCTGTGCGGCTTGCTGGCGCTGTGCAACGACTTGGCGAAGCACGATTTCCATCTGCTGCGCACGTTCGGCCGCTTGCCGGCGCATGTTGCGCTCTTCGCTCAGCGCGCCCTGGATCTGCTTGTGGCGCTTGTCCAATTCCTCGTATGGAATCGGCTCTTTCGCTTTCTCGGCCTCGGTCTTCTCGACCTTCTCGACGGCTTCCGGCCCTTCCTTCGCCTCGACTTCCGGCGCTTCTTCTTCCGGTTCGTCGCCGCTCACGTCCTTTTCGAGCAGATCCCACTTGGCCTGCTCTGCGGGGTCGGCCGCTTCTGCTACGTCTGCCGTTATCGTTCCTTGGCTGTCACTCACTGTCGGTTCCCCGGTGGCTGTTGCGGTTCAAGGGTCTGCTGATAGGCTTGCTTCGTCGCTTGCACGGCGCGGGCCTGGTTCAATACCGCCTGCGTTTCGTCCTTGGCTGCTGTCGCGGCTTCCTTGCGCAGCGCGAGCTGCTGGCCGGCCTGCTGGATCTGCTCTTGTGCCGGGTCGGGCTGGCCCGCTTCCGCCAACGCCTTGCCGATCTTGGCCGATACGCTCGACGGCAACGGCGAGTAGCGCAGGAACTCCTGCCAGACCTGCATGGGCACCGGCTGCTTGGTTAGAATCGGCAACATCTGGGTCATCATCCCCCAGACGGCTTCCTTCTGGTTCGCGCTCATCGGGGCTTCGTCAACGATCACGTCATAGGATGCGGTGTCGCCCTGTTTCACGAGCGGAACGTACTGCTCAGCGCCCGATTCCGCGCCTGCGATGCGGATCAACCGGCCATCCGAAATGTACTCCTGGATAAAGTGCAGCATGATCCGGCCTTGCATCTTGCGATACCGGCGAAGGCTGTCGAAGAACACGGCGAGAATGGCGTAACCGGCCTGTTTGCGCTGAGCTTCCAGAACGCCGGCCTGTTCCTTCTGCACGAGGCCGAGCAATTCGAGGTTGATGCCCGTGACCTGGGGCATCGAGCCAACGGCGAACTCGAGCAAGCGGTCGAGCCCTTGCGGGTATGCCTTGGCTTCGCGCTCCTGAATGCCGGCGAGCTGGCCGCGCTTGACGCCGATGAAGCTGTCCGGCTTGCCCCAATCTTCCAGCGCCTTGCGCTCGTTGACGAAAGCGCCTTCCTCGTGGAGCACGCCGCCCTTCGACGACGTGTTGAGGATGTGAAGGATTTGGCTGAGCCACTTGTTGGCCCACATCTGCGGGTCCATCATCGCCCGCACGATGCCGTACCACGTGCCCTGATTGCGGTCGCGCTTGCCGGTGATGCAGTTGAACGTGAACTGATTGCACGGGATCGGGCTTTTCGGCTCGAGCAGCACGTCACCCGACACGAACGCCTGATAGTACTTGCGCACCTTCAGCTTGACCGCGGGCGGCGGCTGCATGCCCACCTGAATGAACTGCGCAACGATCTGCTTATATTCCTCCGGCTCCATCGTGGCCGACTGGCCCGACTGCTCGTCGGAGATCTTGAACGCCTCTTCCAGCTCCCACCACTGGAAATGCTTGATCCAGACCTTGCCCTTGTTCTGGTCCTCGCCCGAGACTTCAGGATCGCCGTTCTCGTAGTCGTCGCCGGCGCCCGTCTGGCCTCGGCTCATCATCGCGTCGGCCTCGGCACCATCGGCGCCGCTCGACAGGATCTTGGTCTTCCATTCCTTCGGCAGGTCGGAGCGGTTGCGATAGCGCCCGCGGTAACAGAACTGCCGATCGGCGAGGTTGCGCTTTCGTGCGCTCGGGTCGCTCCACATCTCGAACGGGTCGATGCGATCGATGCGGATCGTGCCTTCCGGGTCGATCTCGTAGTCCATGCGGGTTTCGGTCCAACCCATCCCGCACACGATCACGTCCGAGAACGCATCGCTTTCCTCGTCCTCGGCATCGCACAAATCCCTGGCCCAATCGTTGGCCGCGCTGATCACCTCGTTGACCTGCACGTCTCCGATCTCGCGGGGAACGAAACGCACTTCCTGCCGGTTGAGGATCTCGGCGCCCAACACCGCATCGACCATCGGCCCGGTACGGTTGAACACGATCGGCTGGCGCATCTGCTCGAGCAATGCGGCCTTGTCGTCGGCGCTCCACTGGTTGCCGGCAACGAAGTCGTAGGCGCGGCGCGATTCCGTGCGCCACACCGACCAGTGCTGGCGGGCCTGCTTTTCCCATGACTGCAGCTTGGCCAGAAGCTCTTCGTCTTCGTGCTCTTGGCCTTCCTCGGCGCCCTCGGTTTCGAGTTCGTCTTCGTCGTCGCTCATGCCGCCCATGCGCTGCCCCCAGCTCGACGGCGGCTGTAGCGGTCCTGCTTCTTCTCGACTGGATGGCGAGTGGTCGCAAATCTGCGCATCATGACGGCGTATCTCGTCGCGCTCATCAAGTCGTCGATCAGCTTCACGATCAGACCTTCTTTGCGGTGGTACATGCGGAATTCTTCAAACCACTCGGCATTGTTGCTAAACACTTTGAGCCGGTTGCTCTGCATGCGCTCCAGCATTTCAGTGATGCCAGCTTCAACGCCGTTCGTACCGTCTTCGTGCGTTGCTCGCTCGGGGAGCATGTTCAGGTGATGCGTCCGGTATTGATCCGCCAGCGTGTCACCGGATTGCCGGTCGCGCTCCAAGCCGTCATGAGGCCAGGCATAGGGTATCCACTCGCCCCATGGCCTGATTGCAGCCGCATGAAACACCGGGCTTCCGGTCCACACACCATCCTTGTGCTCACCCTTGAGCCGGCAAGTGCGCGTCACGTACAGGCAATCAGCGTCTCGATCCCATGCCAGATTGACCGCAGCGAAAGGATGGTTGATGCCGAAGTCTAGTCCACCGATCTGCGCCCAGAAGTCCGGAATTGGAAACGGCTCGACTGCAATCAGTTCCTCAGAGATCGGGAACACACGCCCCGAGCCCATTGAGGGCACACCCTTGGCGCGGGCTTCGCGTTCGTGCGCCGGGTAGCTCGCAATGATGCGAGCCTTTTCCTCGGCAGTGTAGTGTTCCACATCGTCAATGGTCATCGACGTGACGTGGCGGCTCATTAGAATCCTATTTCTACTAGCTCGGCGGCCACTGAAACCCGTTTCTAATACGCTGCACCTGAGCAGGGCTGATGCCGTATTCTGGCGCGATAGTTCTCTTGCCGCGCACGTCAGACCGAATTGCAACCACTTGCTCGATAGTCAGCTTGGCTCGCCCGTTCGCCTGACCAGAGCCAATGCCCTTGCGGCGCCCCTTGGCTTTCATGTCGATCATGTTGTCGGCTTGGCTGCCCAGCTTCAAATGGGCTGGGTTGCAGCAAAGCCGGTTATCGCACGAGTGCATCACCACAACCCCGTGATGGCCATCACCTTGCGGGATATTCCCGCTTGCCAGCATGTAGGCGATGCGGTGCGCCCTAGCCTGCTTACCGTTCCACTTGAGACTTCCGTAGCGCCGCGTATCGACCGCGCCAGTCCACAACCAGCACCCGCTTTCGCTCTTCAAAACCCGCTGCCAAAACTCGTCGGCCGTGTTCATTGGTCACCTAGAAGGAATTTGCTGACGACTGCCGACATTCCTAGCAAAGGCGTGAAGGTGATGTATGCGAACTGACTGCGTTGCCCACGGTTAGTTCTCGTCAAGCCTTCGGTGTAGATGTCCTCGGGAGGTTCCTCATCGCACCATAGGCAATCGATCGTCGGTCCCTGCCACTTCTCGCGGCCCTTCTCGTAGCTCTTGAAGTACACGATGGACTCGGATGCCTGCACATCGCCACCGCCGCCCCATCTGACGCGGTAGTTGTCGAGCAGGTTCGGCGTACCCATCGCCCGGTTGAACTCGATTAGGCAATCTTTCGGGATCGTGCCCGTGCCCCACTCGCTTTCAATCGGGGGATTGCCGATCAGTACGCGTTGCGGGTTGTCTCGTGTACTCTCGCCGGTCACGCCAGAAGCCCAGATGATCGGGGCTTTGTTGAAGGTTGCTCCAGTCCACCAGTCTGGATAGCGGCCGGTGAGGTGCATTCCCGTCTCGAAACCGCCGGCCCATGTCTTGCCGAGCTGGTTTCCGGCCATGAACAGGCGTTCTGAGTGCTGCGCGCCGGCAGCGTGGAATTCCTTTTGCTTAGTGTACGGGCTGTAATGCCGTAGCCGGTTCTGTGCCTTCCGCTTCGCTTGCTCCTGCTCGAGCAATCGTATCAGCGAAGGAATCCGCGACGGATCGCATGGCAGAGAGGACAGCGACAAGTTCATCATCACTCATGTCACCAAGCGCGTTCGTGTTGACGTTCAGCTCCTTGGGCAGGATCGATGCGATGACCTTGAGGTATTGGTCCGGCTTCTCGACGCGAACGGTCTCGATGACCTTGGCCCCGTGCTCTTCGAAGTCGGCGTGCATCGCCTTGACGAAGGCTTCACCGAGCTTGTTGCGCGTGCCTTTCGGGCGGCCGGCTGGATTGCGTACCTCACCCGGCTTGAACTGCCATGGCTTGTACGTTTCCTCGACGTTAGAAACTGTCGGGTCTTCACTCATTGTTTCACGTGCAACACTGTTGTGAGCGCATTCATGGCCATCACCCAGTCTTTCGGGCTTATATCGAGGTGTTGAGTAATGGCGCGGTCTATTGCGAAGCGGTCATGATCGGGCAATGTGGTGTAGTCTGCCATGACTGTTTGCAGGCTTTCGGCAAACTGGATCTTGGCCGGCTTCGCCTTGGTCTTGGTGTCGGACATGCGGTTAGTACTTCTTCCCGCCCTTGGGCTTCATAGGTGCGGGCTTGGGCTTGGGTTTCATGGCCATGGGAGTGTCCTTTCAGGGTTACGATGCTGCGGCTAGCTTCTGGCGGATAATCTCGGCAATGTGAGTGGTGCC